AATACTATTGTTGAGTTATTAGGAGAAGGAGAAATTGAAGGTTCAGCAACAGCATCAAAAGCTGGTATTACAGATAAAACTTCAACTGCTTACTTTAATGCTTTTAAAAAAGATATATTTTTAAATTCGACACAAGTTTTACAGGAAGCTGCGAGCAACACCGCCCCAGAGGACAGTGATTTTAATTTTAAAGATATTGGTTTTGATTTCAGACTTGGCACATCTAGTCAGACATTTATTGATGGTATATCAAACATTGAGACAGAAACTGTAATTGGTACAACTGTAACTACTTCAACTCCTGTAACTCATACAGTAAGTTCCAGTGATATCAATGCTGTTCGTGTCACTTTAAGATTTCCGTCAATGCAGAAGTTTGAAGATGATGGCGATATCAATGGTGTAGAAGTAAATTTATTAATTAAAACTATTGAAAATGATGGAACAACTACAACTGTAATTAACGATACTGTAAAAGGCAGATCAACAAACGCATATTTCAGAGATTACATTGTAAAACTTAAATCGACAACTTCTTTTCCTGTTGCAATAAGAGTTGAAAGAGTAACAGCAGACAGTTCAGATGCAACTTTAGTTAATGCCTTTCAATTTCAACAGGCTACAAATATTATTTTTGAACAGAACGCATATGCAAATACGGCTCATGTTGCATTAAGGTTCAATGCTGAACAGTTTCCAAGAGTCCCTAAGAGGGTGTTCCGCATCAGGGGACGCAAAATAAAAATACCTCATAACGGAACTGTAGACTTGCAAACTGGTGCGATTTCTTATGCTGGTACTTTTAACGGAACTTTCAAAACAGATAAAGAGTGGACAACAGATCCAGCATGGATTTTATACGATTTGCTTACAGATACAAGGGCGGGATGTGGTATTGCAGAATCTAATCTTGATAAGTTTAGTTTCAAGACAGTAAGTGAATACTGTGGCACATCTGTTGACGCTGGTAATGGTGATGGGTCAACAGAACCAAGATTTAGTTGCAATGTAAATATCACACAACAACAGGAAGCTTATGGTCTAATAAATGCTCTTTGTTCTGTAATGCGTGTTATGCCATTTTATTCTGCGGGTGGAATTTCAATATCACAAGATGCGCCAAAAGATCCAAGTTATATCTTTACAAATGCAAATGTTACTGAAGAAGGGTTTTTGTATGCTGGTTCAAGTTTAAAAACAAGACACACAGTAATAAATGTCAGTTATTTTGATATGACAACCCAAGAAGTTGATGTTGAAACTGTTGAAGCTGATTCTGCAACTCAAACTAAATATGGTGTTGTTGTTAAAAATATTAAAGCTTTTGCCACAACTAGCCGAAATCAGGCAAGAAGATTAGGAAGATGGTTTTTATATAATGAGCAAAATTCTGGTGAAACTTGTTCTTTTACAACAACTGCGGCTGCTGGTGCGCTTGTGCGTTGTGGTGATGTAATAGAAATATCTGATAGATTAAAAGCTGGTGTAAGGCGAGGTGGACTTCTTAAAAGCGTTACAAGTACAACTGTTGTTGTATTAGATGATTCAACAAATACAGATATACCAGCGATTACAGATAATCCAACAATTTCTATTATTTTACCAGATGGCTCTTTAGAAGAAAAAACAATAAGTAGTATTTCTGGAGCGACAATTACTGTATCATCTGCCTTTAGTGCCGCACCAAATCAACACGCACCATATATTCTTGAAACCTCAAATTTACAAAGTTCAACTTGGAGAGTTGTAAGCGTTAAAGAAAATGAAGATAAAACTTTTGCAATTACAGCTTTATCACATGATTCTGCTAAATATGCTTTTGTTGAAGATGGTTCTGCATTGCCAACAAGAACTATAAATACTCTTACAACAGTTTTGAATCCACCAGAAGGATTAAGAGTGGATGAAAAAATTGTAACTATTAACAATAAGGCAGTATCAAAATTAATTCTTGATTGGCAGACGCAGTCGGGTGCTAGTAAATATGAAGTTCAATATAGATTTGCTAATGGTGATTTCAAAAAAATAGAAACATTATCAAGTGATGCTGAGATATTAAATTCAGATGCTGGTGAATATGAAATAAGGGTTTTTAGTTTCAATGCAATAAATCAGCCATCAAGACAGCCTGCAACATTGACATTCAACGCTGTTGGTAAGACAGCACCACCACCAGACATAACAAATCTTACATATGAGCCTATATCTGATAAAGAAATAAGACTCAGATGGGACGCTGTAGACGCTGCGGACGTTAGAGCGGGCGGACGTATTCATGTGCGCCATTCTCCAAAAACAGACGGCAGCGGCACTTTTCAAGATGCAACAGATTTGGTGTTCGCTTTGAGTGGGGCATCAACAGAAAAAGTGGTTCCGCTTTTGGAAGGTGAGTATATTCTAAAAACACAAGACGATGGCGATAGATTTAGTACAGGAGAGACATCACTTGTAATCGATTTACCAGAAGCACAACCTAAATTATTAGTTCAGGCTAGAAGAGAAGATCAGGACAGCCCTAAGTTTCAAGGATCAAAAACAAATGTTGGATTTGATTCTGGTACAAATTCAATTAGTTTAGCTGGTACCGGTAATTTTGATGACAGCACAGATATAGATTCTGAAACTTCGATTGATGATATTGGTGGTGTGTCAGCAACAGGCACATATTTATTTAATGAAACTTTGGATTTAGGTGCTGTATTTAGTCTTGATCTTAGAAAACTAATCCAAACTGATTCTGTTTATTCTTCAGATTTGATTGATTCAGTAACAGATATTGATGCAAGACAGGATTTTGACGGCACAGCTTCAGTTGATACTAATGCTGAAGTTTTTGTTCAAACTTCTCAAGATGCTACTAGTTATTCAAGTTTCCAAAAGTTTGCTAATGGAACATTTAAAGGTAGAGCTTTCAAATTTAAGTGTGTGCTGACAACAAATGACACAAACCAAGATATTAGAGTGAGTCAATTAGGATATTTTGCAGAATTTCAAAGAAGAACAGAACAAAGTACAACAACTATTGCATCAGGAGCAGGGGCAAAATCTATTACATTTGATCATCCTTTTTTTACTGGCACAAGTGCATTATTAGGCGCAAATTCTAACCCGCCAGCAATAGGAATTACAGCTTTTAATATGGCATCAGGTGACTTTTTTGAACTTACAAGTATAACTGGAACAGGCTTTACAGTTCATTTTAAAAACAGTTCTGGCAGTTCAGTCGATAGAAACTTTAACTTTACTGCTATTGGTTTTGGTAAAGGTTAATATTTAGGATATACTTAGAAAAATACTAGATTCTCATGGCAAGAGTTGACAATACTGGCGGGTCAGGTTTTACAACTGATAACGGAACTGGTCTTGTTGTAAGAACAAAGTTAAATCAAATAATTGCTGCTTTATCTACACTTAATCAAGGTTCTGGTGATCCTTCAATCGGTGTTGCTGCTTATGTTCCTCATATTGATGGCGATACTTTAAAAATTAGAAATTCTGCTAATAATGCCTTTGTTACTTTAGGTGATGTAAGTGCAACAAACTTTGGTCATGCGGGATTGTCGGCAGCTAATACTTTCACCTCAACAAATATATTTCAAGAAGATGTAACTTTTGATGGTGCTACTGCTGGAAGAGATATTGTCTTTGACAGATCAGATAATGCTCTTGAGTTTGCTGATAATGCAAGTCTTGTTTTTGGGGCTGGTTCAGATTTAACCATTTCTCATGACGCTACAGACAGCAAAATTACAAGTGCAACAAACGATTTAAAAATTACCAGTAATGGTGATGACTTAATTCTTGAAGCTGAAGACGATGTAATTATCAGAGATAATGGCGGTTCTAATATTTTGGCGCAGTTTATTAATGGTGGAGCAAATGAGCTATACCATAATGCAACAAAGAAATTTGAAACTGCTTCAGGGGGTGTGAGTCTTACAGGAGGAGCCGCAGCAAACGTCACAGCCCTTTCTGATGGTGCAACAATAACAATAGACATGGCAACAGCCTGTCATCATTCTGTAACGCTAGGTGGTAACAGAACCTTTGCTGCACCAAGTAATCAAGCAGTTGGCCAATCAGGTTCAATATTTATAACTCAAGATGGCACAGGTTCAAGAACCGCATCATTTAATAGTGCGTTTAAATTCGTAGGAGGTACAGCACCAACACTTACAACAACTGCTGCTGCGGTAGATCGGATAGACTACATAATTTTATCCAGTAACGTAATTCATTGTGCAGTTTCTTTAGACGTAAAATAAATGAGTTTTTATGACGCAATAAGAATAGGGGCTTCTGGGGCTGCTGAAGATTTTACAGTAGATCGTTCTTTAAGGTTCAATTCAAGTGATAGTGCCTATTTAGAGAGAACCCCTAGTAGTGCTGGAAATAGAAAAACTAACACACTTTCTTTTTGGGTAAAACTAGGTTTATCAGGAATTTCGGACTCTGGTACTGTCGCAAGTTGCAACTCAAGTAATTCTGATACTAACAACCTTAGTGTAGTGATAAGAGATACTGGCATAAGAATTGTTGGATATTACAATAATTTTAGAATTACAAACAGAATACTTAGAGATCCTTTTGCTTGGTATCACATTGTCGTTGCTATTGATACGACACAAGCTTCAGCAGATGATCGAATAAAACTTTATATTAATGGAGTACAAGAAACATCATTTTCAACAAGTGGTAGTGTAAGTCAAAATGATAATCTTGGTTTTGCTCAAGCATCAACCACAAGAATAGGTGCGCGATCTAACGATGGAGTAGGTTCTTATTTTGATGGTTATTTAGCAGAAGTTAATTTTATTGATGGACAAGCATTAACTCCTTCTTCTTTTGCAGAAACAAACGCAACTACAGGACAATGGAATCCTATTGATACATCAGGATTAACTTTTGGCACAACTGGATTTTATTTAAAATTCGCAGATAATAATTTATTCACTCACTTTGCAGATACCAGTAGTTCTGCTCGTACAGTAACAAGAAATGGGAATGTAATTCACAAATCAGATCAAACTAAAAATGGCGCTACTTCAATATATTTTGATGGTTCGGGAGATTCTTTGACAGTACCTGATAGCTCAGACTTTAATGTGGCCGGAAATGATTTTACAATAGAAGCTTATGTCAGAAGAACAAGTCAAGGTAATGATGAATGGTTTTTTGTTCAAAGTGAAGGAACTACTTCAAATACAAGTATTGGTTTACATATAGGGTCAAGTTCTTCTGGTTACGCAAATAAAGTATCTATGAGATACACAGTTGGCGGCTCTGGTAATGAATTGACAGGAACAACAGCTTTAGCAGCAAACACTTGGTATCACATTGCTGGTGTGAGGGATGGGAATACTTTAAGAATTTATGTTAATGGAGTCCAAGAAAATTCAACATCTTTTAGTGGGACTATTACTGACGCTTCAACACCAGTTATTATGGGTGCTGTTAATTCTGCTGGTTCTGCTGGATTAACTGGATATTTGGATCAAATTCGTTGGTCAAATTCTTGTAGATATACTGGGGGAACAAGTTTTACTCCACCCACAACGCAATTTACTGCTGACTCAAATACTAAACTTTTAGTACAGTCCAATGTTACTGGCGATTTAGGATCGGATTCAAGCGGTAACTCTAACAATTTCACGCCAAATAATTTCGTAGTTGGTGATGCTGTAAAGGATAGTCCTACTAATAATTTTGCAACATTTAGACTTTATGGTACACCCGCATCAAGTGGAGCATCATTAGCAGAGGGTAATTTAAAATTTACTACAGGTTCAAGTGGTTCAGCCAGAAACTTAAACAGGCAAGGTATAAGCACTTTTCTCCCCACTTCTGGTAAATGGTACGCAGAAGTAAGAGTAACGGGTGGAAGTGAGAATAACTTTGTTGGTGTTTCAGCTTATCAAGTGGGAATATCTCCCTCAAGCAATAATTCTCGATATGCTTATTATTATGGCCCTAGTGGAGAAAAATACGTTAATACTAATGGGTCTGAATCAAATGCAAATCATGGTGCTGGTTTTGGAAACGATGATATTGTAGGCATCTACATTGATATGGACGCTGGAACTCCAACAGTTTATTTTTCAAAAAATGGGCAATGGGCAGATGGATCGGGAAATTCTGATGAATCAAATCCTACTTCTGGAATTACTTTAGGAGATACTTTTTTTACAACAGATACAGGAGGACATACAGGAATTGGAATTATTGTAAGTTCTTCTGCTAGTACAAGCAATGTTAATTACCAAGCAAACTTTGGTCAGGATAGTACATTTTCTGGACTGACCACAGCAGGGGGTAATACAGATGCGAATGGAATAGGAGATTTTAAATATACAGTCCCTACAGGAGCTAAAGCATTATGTTCAGCAAACTTACCCGACCCAACAATAAAGCTACCTAATAAACATTTTGATACTTTGCTTTATACAGGTAATGGCTCTGGTCAAACATTATCAGGATTAAATTTTTCACCTGATTGGTTATGGATTAAATCAAGAAGTTCAACTGAACCACATGAATTAAATGACCAAGTAAGAGGAACTTTAAAAAGTTTATCTTCCAATTTAGATGCTGCTGAAAACACCGCATCTGGTAGAGTTGAAGCTTTTACTTCTGATGGTTTTACTTTGGGTAATTCTGGAAACGTAAACAGTAATAGTGAGACTTTTGTTGCATGGAACTGGGATGCTGGAGAAACAGATGGCAAAACTTATACAGTAACAGTTGTTGACGATTCTGGAAATAAATTTAGATTTGATGGTTTTGGAACGTCTGCTGTAACTCTTGATCTTGCAGAAGGTGGCACTTACATATTTAACTATCCATCAGGCCACCCATTTAGATTTTCTACAACATCAGATGGTACACATGGCGGTGGGTCTGAATATACAACAGGTGTTACACATAATAGTTCAACTCAGGTAACAATAGTTGTAGCTGCTTCTGCTCCTACTCTTATTGTTCTTCGCATAGTGGAATGGGAGGACAGGTTAATACAAACTCAACTCTTGGATCAAGTAATTTTGATGGCAACTTACAATCTGTCACTAAAGTAAATGCAACATCAGGGTTTTCAATAGTGAAATGGACATCAGGTGCTAACGCATATAAAACTGTTGGCCATGGTTTAGGTGTAAAACCTCAAGTAGTGATAATAAAAAGGCGTGATGCGACTGGAAATTGGTTTGTTTTTTATGATGTTGTAGATGGAACAAATGATTATTTACAACTAAATTCTACTACTACCGCTTTAAATGCTGAAAGTTATAGCATCGTACCTCCGACTTCAACTGTATTTGGAACAGATGGAGCTTTTGTAGGTGGTAATACAAATGCAACTATGATTGCCTATGTGTTTAGTTCTGTAGCAGGTTATAGCAAGTTTGGTAGCTATGTCGGAAATGGATCTTCGAGTGATGGTATGTTTGTACACACAGGTTTTAGACCAGCGTGGGTAATGTGGAAAGCTACAGGTCTTAGTAGTAACTGGGTCATATTAGATTCAGCTAGAGATACTCAGAATGTTACTGAAAATGTTATACAAGCAAATGAATCATCTGCAGAAAATACTACTATGGGAGATAGCGATTTCTTGTCAAATGGTTTTAAACTTCGTACAACAGTCAATAATGATACAAATGTAAATAATCAAACATATATTTATTTAGCATTTAGTGAATCGCCTTTCAAAAATGCAAGGGCAAGGTAGTATATAAATATGGCTTTTTTATTAGACGGAAAACCTTTAGCAGTTGATGTTCCCTTTACTTATGGGGATATAAACTACCCTGCTAACTGGTTAAGACTATCAACAGCACAGGAGAAAAAAGATCTTGGTATTACTGAGATTGCTGACGCTCCAACATATGACTCACGTTTTTATTGGGGTGATGGAACTGCAAAAACTCTTACAGATACTAATGAAGTTGATGAGAATGGTGATCCATTATTAGATGAGAATGGAGATCAAATTGTTACTTTAGGTGTTAAATCCGTATTAAAGGCACAGGAAAAAGCAACTGCTGGTTCCTTGTTAGCAAAATATGATTGGTACGTTGTAAGAAAAGCAGAGACATCAAAAGCTATCCCAACTACAATAAAAACTTACAGGACTGCTGTTAGAACAGCCTGTACAACCAGGGAAACTGAAATTGATGCCTGTTCAGATACAGCAGCTTTAGTCACTCTTTATGGTGCTACAACAGATTCAGAGGGTAAATTTGTAAAGTTCAATATGACACAATATCCAGAAGATCCTAACGTCTAGACTCCTGCATCTGTCTAGTCATTAACCCCATCGTGACGTAGAGAGGAGATAGACCTATAATTAATAATAATACTGCTATGCTCATTACAGACATAGCTTTGATAACTGCAAATTTTATCATGTTCCAAAAAATAGCAAATTGTTTGAGTATCATTTCATTTTTAATGGTAGCTTCCATGACTGCGACAGGGGTAATAGGTTACAGGTATGTAACTTCCGAAAACTTCAAGTCTCAAGTTATGAATGAAATTCTTGGAAATATACAAGGTGCTATGCCTAAAGTTTTAGATAATGTAATACCTGATGTCACAGGTTCACCTATTCCTTTACCTAAAAAATGAGTGAAATACCTCGTTTTAAAATAAATCAAATTCAAATACACGAAATACCAATATGGACATTCAATAATCCAGTAGTAAATTATATAAATAAACCTGTTGTAGATATTCCAGGTTGTGTAAGAGTTCATAGAAATAATCTAACTAGCCTTATTGACAACCCCAAAGATGAATATGGAACATATACAGAATGTGGCAATTTCAGTATTCCTAGTTTTGAACCTTTGGAGTATAACCCCAACGAATTTAAGTACACGCAAGCCGAAACCGCCAATCAGACAGAAGAGTTTGTACCGCCAACAGTAGAACCACCAAAATACGAACCAAAAAAGAAAGAAGATAAACCGCTATTTGTACCCTGCCCCGGACCGAATGACCAAAGGGTAGGCCAATATGCTTCAGAGTTTAAACTGGAGCGTGTATCTGGGCATAAAAGAAGCGAAGATGGTAGTAAATGTATA